CGGCGAGCCAGTAAGCCGCCGAGCAGCACAAACCGCCTGTGAAGGAAATCGTTGGCTTGGTAGCCGCAACGTCTTCAATCAGGCTCGCAAGCTCTGGTGTGCCTGTGACTGTGCCGCCCGGCGAATTGAAATCAAGCAGGATGCCTTTGACGGCTGGATTGGTAACCGCGTCCTCAAGTTGCGTGCGGATGGATTCAGGCCGCGCAAAGCCAAGCGCGGAAGCGAAAGCGGGCAATCCCGCTACAATGGGGCCGTGAATCTGGATTGTGGCAACGCCGTCGCCGTCAACTTCTAGCGGGTCATCCTCATAATCATCGCCAAATAAATCCTCCAAAATGCCGCTCTGTAATTCGCCAAGCTTGGCAAACCATCGGCGCGGTTCAATGAGCAGAAGTTCCTGAGTTTCTAAGATGGCTTTCATTGCGTAACTGGTTGCGGTTCTTGCGGCGTCATCGTCGCGGGCGGATTCGCGCTGCGTTGCTGCATGAGTGACAAAGCCGCTTCAATTGTGATTCCGTGACGTGCCGCAAGTGCGCCCGCACGGTTTAGCAAGTCGTCAGTTTCTTTCTCTTGCTGCGCCCGTTCTTCTTCCCACCATTTGCCACGGCGGGCAGCCAAGTCTTTCAGCGTCACTAATCCCAGCTTGTATTCCTCGCGGTCAACTTGCGACGAATACCCCTTGTCTGCGGTCAATTCCTCTGGCGTCTGATGCGAGAATTTCCACCAGTCGGCATTCGCGGGAAGCTCTCCGGCCTTTACAGCTTTTGCCACGCGCCAAGCGTCAATGCGCGTTGCCATTTTTTGCGCTATGGCCTGATATTTTTCAACGGTGGTTTGCGCCACTTCCATCACCATTCGCAAAGACGCGCCGCCGATTTTGCTCGCGTCATACGTGAGTTCAACCGGCCAGTTGATAGCCTGCAATCCGTCCCGCGTGACACGTTCCCAAAACGCCTGCGAGTTTTGCGACGGCCGGGAGCTTTCGGGAAACTCTACTTTGCTTCCGCTATTGGCGCGGAACACGCGAATTGAGCCGCCGTCCACACGCTCCTCGTAAATCGTGCCGCCATTCGCGCCCGTGTAGCTCTGCATTTCGTCCGCGTCGGGGTCAAGTGCGCCTTCCTCGGTGTGTTCTACCACGGCGTAACTGGCTTCTTTCTTGAGCGCGAGCCGCAAGAATTCAAACGCTTGCTTGCGGTCCTGCCAGTCCCGAATGCCTGACGCAATGCGGCTGACTCCGCGCACTTGTTCAGCGAAGTCAGGCTCGAAATAAAGCACCAAGTCGGCTGAACTCACCTCTTGAAACGCCGTGAAATCAGCGTTGTAAATCCGGTAGCCAATCGCCCGGCCATAGTCATTCAGGATGACGCCGTTAATGATGGGCCTGCCCGCGAACGCGCCGCTTTCAACCTTGGGCAACTCACTGGGCGAGCCAATACGGTGCGCGGGAATAAGCTGAATCTGCGGGTAGGCCGCGTCCTCGCTTTGGGTGAGCAGGATTCCAATGTCACCGTCCCGAATAATGGACGTGAGCGAGACTTCAAGCGCGGAATTCCAGTCGTATGCCCCGCCGCCAAGCACACAGATTTTGTGCCACTCGTAAAGCAACGACTCCGCTTGCTCACCCCACGCCTTATCCTCGCCGTAAAACTGCGGGATAAACGCATTGCCAACCGACACGCGAGCGATGGTCTTGATTGCGTTTTGCAACGGCGGGCAGTTGGCAAAGAGATACCGGCCAAGGCTAAGAAGTTCGCGCTGCCCGGCTGCCGCGATGTTGGAAAAGTCGCGGGCTTGCGTGATTATGTAAGGCCGGTTTCTGTCCCAACGAGCCGCGTCGTAAAGCGTATTGCCTTGCGTGGAATAAGGCTTCCCGTAGGCGTCCAAAATCTTGATTGGCTTCTCTGCCATAGCGGTTAGCGTTCGGGAATGTAGTTATCGAAATTGCAACGGGCGCGGGTAACAAGTGCGCCGTAGTCAGTCGGATTGATTTTCCGCAAGGCGTAGCGGCATTCCTCCAAAACCTCACGCACCGGCATGACAAACGACTTACTTGTGGACGTGTTACCGCTGCTCCAAGACATGATGGTCTTGCCCTCCGTAATCATGGTTTTGGCCTGACTGCGGATGGCGAGGACTTCTGCCTCGGTAAAATCGGCAAAGATACCAGTTGCCATGCCGCGCAACGTAAATCAGCAAAGCTTATTTGACAAGCCTTGATAATTAGGCGGACTGAAATCGCATCAAGCGCGACGTTTTGCAATTTACTTCCAATGGCATAGGGCTAGGCTGCGCCCATGAAAACGAAACAAGAAAAAAAACAAGTTTGGCTTCACATCGTTCGCAACAATGCTGACACAAACGTAAGCGGCGACATTGTTTTAACGCATGATGAAAAAATCATTTCAATGAATTGCACGGAAGGTTTTGGCGCACGCCACATTCTTGGAAAAAAAGGTTACCGGCTGCTGGTAAAACACAACGGGACAGTGTGGGAATGTCACCGCAACAAGAACACCGATTTCTTCAAGGCTCTTGACAAAAAAGAAAACCGCGCAGCGCGGAATGAGATTTGGGCTTCAAAAGAATCCGACAGATGGTTTTCCGACGATGTTTGGGTCGCTTTCTCTAAGGTGTTGTGAGCATCTAGTTACGTTGGCTTTAACTCGTAATCAATCACTGCTCCCCGACTAAAAGCTGAAGCATCCATTGCGACAAAGGCCTGCAAAAGGCAGTCGCCGTAATGGTTATTTCCGCTGTCCTTCCACTTCGTCACGCTGCGCCCGTCCCGCTTGTCGGTCACTTGCTTCTCGTCTTGCAACTCAGCAATGAAGTCGCTCCCTACGTCAACGGGCAATTCAAACTTCGGTCCCTTGCCCTTCAATACAAACAGGTAAAGCCGGTCTTTGTAGGAGCCGTTCGCCCATTCAATGCGCGTCACTCCCTTTGAGCTTGCGTTCTTCGTGCCGATAAACGGGTCAATCGCTTTTACCCTGTATGGCCTTTGAATCATGCTCCCGCTTGCGGTTTTGTGCGCGAAGCTGTCTTGAGCAGAGCCGCGCATGGCAATCCACGAATAACGGACGCACTCGCGCAAAATCTCTGTTGCCCGGTTGCCGTCGCCGCTGTCAATGAAAACGCCCCGGTTCGCTATGCCGTTGGCAGTCTGATAGGCTCGCAGGTCGTCAAACGTGGACAGGCTGCCGTAGTCCACAACGCGCATTTCGCCGCCCTCGCGCAATTGGGCAAAGACAAAGCGCAGATAGTCCTTCTGCACGTCAACGGACAAGATGCGAGTAACGCGCCGCTTGTCGTTTTCGTCCAATGGCCAAGGCTCGCCGCGCTTGTATTGACCGCAGAGCCGCCGAATTTCAGCTTCGTCCGCAGTGTCGCCCATTAGGAGCCAAGGCTCGCCAAGGGTTTCACGGACAAAGGATTTCAGAGCGTCAATCTCACCTGATTCGGCCCGCTCTTTGGCGGCTAGGAACTCGCAGGCAACGTCGTCCCATTTAACCCAAAGCGAATAGATGGCATTCCAATAGAAGCTCTGAACGCCCGGCTCTGGCACTGGATTCCTGTCGTGACGCTCTAGGGTTTGCAGCAACTTGAATTGCTCTGACTGCTGAATGTCACCGCCGCATTGCTCGCACTGGTAGCGCACGGTCTTTCGCAACTCGCTCCAATTCCATTTGCCAGCCGGGCGCGTCACGTCGTTTGTGTCCCATACCATCCCGCCCTTGTCGCGTGCCTCTGGAAAGACAACGGATTTCTCTCGGCCAAAGCGGAATGGCTGACGGTGTTGGCAATGCGGACAAGCCCAATTGAAGAACGTCTGCGTGCCTTGCGCCCAATGAATGTGAACGTCATCCCCGGCGTTCATTGGCGTGCTTATCAAAACCGTTTTGGAGTTTCGATAGCTGCGAACACGCTTCATTACCTTGTCGAGCGATTCGGGAGGCCAGTCCGCAACCTCATCGCATATCAGCCACTTGACCGGCGTGGACTTGAGTTTGCTTGGCGAGTTCGCGCCGCGAAAGTAAAGCGGCATGGATGTAAACTGAATCAAGTTCAACGTCTTGCCCTCTCGCCTTGTCGGCAGCCGCTTAACCACGTCGGGAATCTGTTCAAACAAAGGCAAGAGCCGCGCCTTGGTAAACTCCTCAATTGCCTCCTCGCTTGCGCCAACCCAAAACGTAGGGCCGGGTGATTCGCAAATTGCCCAAGCTGCGAACACCATTAGAGTCTGGGTCTTGCCAGCCTGTGCCGACACCATAAGAACAACCTTGCGCGTCTGCCTGTCCTGTAAGGCGTCAAACACCGGGCGCACCATGGGCGAAACGTCCGTCCGGTATGGTCCTTCAATCTGAGACAAGCCCGACAAGTCAACGCGACTTTCAGCCCATCGCCAAAGTTGTTCGTCGCTTGGCGGGGTGAACCATTGCTCTATTGAGGCGGCTAGTTGCGCGGCGGCGGTCATTCCTTTTCACTCGGAACGTATGGCATTTTCGACAACTCTCGGAGCGCGGAGCGCAAGCCTTCATTAATTCTTTGCGCCACAAATTCCCCCGGCTGTTGATGGCAAATCGAAGCCAACCCGTCACCAAAATTCGCAAGCCGATTTGTAAAAGCCGTGCAGATGTTTCCGCAGGTTTGCTGAACAAGCGAAAGTTCTAGCAGCTTGCCTTCGCGTTCCAAAACTTCAAGGTTTGCGAGCTTGGCCTTCGCTTGCTCTTTTGACAATTTCGCAGCATCAAGCGTTCCGTTTTTTGCCTTTCTTGATGATGATTCTCGATAGTATTTAAGAAGTCCGGCGAATGTTGGACGCAATTGATAAAGACCGTTTTCCGGTGCTGGGAAATATCCCGCTTTGGCAATTTGCCT